AGACAACAGATAAAAAAATGGCTTGGAGGAATTGAATAATGAATACAGTAAATTTAATTGGGAACCTAGTGGCAGATCCAGAATTAAAAGGTCAAAACAACAACGTAGTTAACTTTGCAATCGCAGTACAGAGACCATTCAAAAATAAACAAACGAACGAATATGAAACAGACTTCATTCGTTGTGTTGCATTTGGTAAGACTGCTGAAATTATCGCTAATAACTTTAATAAAGGTAATAAAATTGGTGTTACTGGTTCAATACAAACCGGTAGTTATGAAAATAATCAAGGACAGAAAGTGTTTACTACAGACATCGCAGTAAACAATATAACTTTCATTGAACGTAAAAATAACGGTCAATCTAACAACCAACAACAAAACAGACAAACTCAAACTGGTAATAATCCTTTTGATAATACCACTGCGATTACTGATGATGACTTACCGTTCTGATTGGAATGATTAAATGCCAAAAATTACTAGTTATATCACTCAAGACGATGGCACAACAACAGTTGTCATTTCGGGTGTCGAATTAGGCAATAAAGAAACATTACTACTTGATAACGGATTTGATGTGGAAGTCGATGTAAGCGTCATAGATCCGTTTCAAATTACCGGCAAGCAACGACGAAAAATATTCGCGCTTGTCAAAGACATAGAAGAACATACAGGTCAACCAATGGACTATATGCGACATATGTTCATCGAGTTTGTAAGAACGTACTATGGCTATGATGAACGTATTTCACTAAGTAATTGTACAAGAACACAAGCAAGCCAAATCATCGAAGTAACGCTTGACTGGACGTTCCACAATGACATACCACTTAGCTACAAAACGAGTGACTTACTTAAACAAGACAAAGCGTACTTATACTGGTCGACAGTTAATCGTCATTGCATTATATGCCAAAAACCTCACGCTGATTTGGCGCATTACGAGGCAGTAGGCAGAGGTATGAACAGAAACAAGATGAACCACTATGACAAACATGTATTAGCGTTATGTCGCGAACATCATAACGAGCAACATGCGATTGGCGTTAAGTCATTTGATGATAAATATCACTTGCATGACTCGTGGATTTCAGTAGATGAACGCTTAAACAAAATGCTGAAAGGAGAAAACAATGGGAGAAGTATCGTGGATAAAACTTAAAGTTGGCATGTTTGATGACAGCAAAATCAAATATATCGAAGCTTTACCGGAAAGAGATACGATCATAACTATTTGGGTTAAGTTGCTAACTTTATCAGGAAAGTACAACGAACAAGGTTATATTATGCTATCCGAAAACTTGCCGTACAACGAAGAAATGTTAGCAAATGAATTTAATAGACCTATTAACTCAATAAGGTTAGCAATTCAAACTTTTGAGACATTGGGTATGATTGAAAAAGTTAATGGTGTCATAAAAGTGACAAACTGGGAGAAGCATCAAAGCTTAGATAGCAAAGCTAAGCATAAAGAAAAAAATAAATTGCGACAACAACGCTATCGTGAGAAACAGAAAAAGTTACTAGAAGCAAAACGTAACGTTACCGTAACGTTACGTAACGATACAGAAGAAGAAGAAGAAAGAGAAGAAGAAAAAGAAGAAGAATATAAGAATAAAGAAGAAGAAAGAGAAGCCGTCTTCTCATCTTCAATAAAATATATAATTGCAAATTTAGATGATAAGTTAACACCTAATCAAATGGAACAATTAGGGTTTGCTATTGATGATATAGGTACAAACGCTTTTGAAGTTGTAAAAGTAGGTGTTGAGTACACTAAAAGCAAAAGTGCGCATGGTGGCTATTTAATTAAAGTTTTAAACAACTGGGCTAAAGAGAATGTCAAAACAAAAGAAGATGCAGAAAATAAAATAGCGCCTAGAAAAAATGCTACTGATGATGTCATTGCACAAATGGAAAAAGAATTGAGTGATGACTAATGCCGATGAGCAAAACACAAGCATTAGAAATTATTAAAAAAGTTAGGTACGTATACAACATTGATTTTGATAAACCGAAGTTAGAAATGTGGATTGATGTATTAAGTCAAAATGGAGATTATCAACCAACTGTAAAAGCGGTAGATGTTTATATCAATAGTAACAATCCGTACCCGCCTAACTTACCAGCAATCATGCGTAAGGAACCTAAAAAAGTATCTATCGAGCCGGTAGATAACGAAACCGCTACACACCAATGGAAAATGCAGAATGACCCCGAATATGTCAGACAAAGAAAAATAGCGCTAGATAACTTCATGAATAAGTTGGCAGAATTTGGGGGCGATAACGAATGAATTACGGACAATTTGAAATTGAAAGCACAATAATCGCTACGCTACTTAAACAACCGGACGTATTAGAAAAGATAAGAGTTAAAGATTACATGTTTACGAACGAAAAGTTTAAAACCTTTTTCAATTATGTAATGGACGTCGGAAAGATAGATCATCAAGAAATCTATTTAAAAGCAACTAAAGATAAAGAATTTTTAGATGCAGATACTATAACTAAACTTTATAACTCCGATTTCATTGGATACGGTTTCTTTGAACGTTATCAACAAGAATTATTGGAAAGTTATCAACTCAACAAAGCTAACGAATTGGTAACTGAGTTCAAACAACAACCTACGAATCAAAACTTTAACAACTTGATTGATGAACTCAAGGATTTAAAAACGATTACTAACAAAAAAGAAGATGGAACCAAGAAGTTTGTTGAGGAGTTTGTCGAAGAGTTATACAGCGATAGCCCTAAGAAGCAAATTAAGACGGGTTACAAGCTAATGGATTACAAAATAGGGGGATTGGAGCCATCACAATTAATCGTCATCGCAGCGCGTCCCTCAGTGGGTAAGACAGGTTTTGCATTAAACATGATGCTGAACATAGCACAAAATGGATATAAAACATCTTTCTTTAGTCTCGAAACAACTGGCACATCAGTATTGAAACGTATGTTATCAACAATTACTGGTATTGAGTTAACCAAGATAAAAGAAATCAGGAACTTAACGCCGGATGACTTAACAAAGTTAACGAATGCGATGGATAAAATCATGAAATTAGGTATTGATATTTCTGACAAAAGTAATATCACACCGCAAGATATCCGAGCACAAGCGATGAGACATTCAGACGAGCAACAAGTTATTTTTATAGATTATCTTCAACTGATGGATACTGATGCGAAAGTTGATAGACGTGTAGCAGTAGAAAAGATGTCACGCGACTTAAAGATAATCGCTAACGAGACAGGCGCAATCATTGTGCTGCTTTCACAACTGAATCGTGGTGTCGAGTCTAGGCAGGATAAACGACCAATGCTATCAGACATGAAAGAATCAGGCGGAATAGAAGCAGATGCGAGCTTAGCAATGCTACTTTACCGTGATGATTATTATAACCGTGACGAAGATGACAGTATCACAGGCAAATCTATTGTTGAATGTAACATAGCCAAAAACAAAGACGGCGAAACTGGAATAATTGAATTTGAGTATTACAAGAAGACGCAGAGGTTTTTCACATGAACATCATGCAATTCAAAAGCTTATTGAGATCGATGTATGAAGAGACAAAGCAAAACGACCCGATTGTAGCAAATGTATATATCGAGACTGGTTGGGCAGTCAACAGATTGTTAGACAATAACGAGTTATCGCCTTTCGATGATTACGACAGAGTTGAAGAGAAAATTATGAATGAAATCAATTGGAAGAAAACGCACATTAAGGAGTGTTAAAAATGCCGAAAGAAAAATATTACTTATACCGAGAAGATGGCACAGAAGATATTAAGGTCATCAAGTATAAAGACAACGTAAATGAAGTTTATTCGCTCACAGGAGCTCATTTCAGCGACGAAAAGAAAATTATGACTGATAGTGACCTAAAACGATTCAAAGGCGCTCACGGGCTTTTATATGAGCAAGAGCTAGGATTACAAGCAACGATATTTGATATTTAGAGGTGGCACAGTGAGTAAATACAACGCTAAGAAAGTTGAGTACAAAGGGATTGTATTTGATAGCAAAGTAGAGTGCGAATATTACCAATATTTAGAAAGTAATATGAATGGCACTAACTATGATCGTATCGAACTACAACCGAAATTCGAACTACAACCGAAATTTGGGAAGCAAAGACCGATTACGTATATAGCCGATTTCTCTTTGTGGAAGGATGGCAAACTGGTTGAAGTTGTAGACGTTAAAGGTAAGGCGACTGAAGTTGCCAACATCAAAGCGAAGATATTCAGATATCAGTATAGAGATGTGAATTTAACGTGGATATGTAAAGCGCCTAAATACACAGGTCAAGAATGGATAGCATATGAAGACTTAGCGAAAGTCAGACGTAAAAGAAAAAGAGAAATGAAGTGATTTAATGCATCAACAACAAGCATATATAAACGCAACGATTGATATAAGGATACCTACAGAAGTTGAATATCAGCATTTTGATGATGTGGATGATGAAAAAGATGCGCTGGCAAAGCGTTTAGATGACAATCCGGATGAATTACTAAAGTATGACAGCATAAAAATAAGACATGCATATATAGAGGTGGAATAAATGAAATTAAATGAAGTATTCGCAACTAATTTAAGAGTAATCATGGCGAGGGATAATGTGAGTATTCAAGATTTGCACAACGAAACTGGCGTATCAAGATCAACTATTAGTGGATATAAAAACGGAAAAGCTGAGATGGTTAACTTAAATGTAGTAGATAAACTAGCAGATGCTCTAAATGTTAATGTAAGTGAACTATTTACTAGAAATCACAACACGCACAAATTAGAGGATTGGATTAAAACAGTAAACGTATAGGAGATGGAATAAATGAGTATCGTAAAGATTAACGGTAAACCATATAAATTTACCGAACATGAAAATGAATTGATAAAAAAGAACGGGTTAACTCCTGGAATGGTTGCGAAAAGAGTACGAGGTGGCTGGGCGTTGTTAGAAGCCTTACATGCACCTTATGGTATGCGCTTATCTGAGTATAAAGAAATTGTGTTATCTAAAATCATGGAGCGAGAGAGCAAAGAACGTGAAATGGCTAGGCAACGACGTAAAGAGGCTGAGCTAAGAAGAAAGAAACCGCATTTGTTTAATGTGCCACAGAAACATCCAAGAGGACATTATGCGTGCTACCTGATGGAAAACGACATATTTCCAAAAGTAAGGGTGTAGATCATGACAGATATCGCACGTAAAGAATACTTAAACCAATTTTTCGGTTCTAAGAGATATCTGTATCAGGATAACGAGCGAGCGGCTCATATCCATGTAGTAAATGACACTTATTACTTTCATGGGCATATCGTGCCAGGTTGGCAAGGTGTGAAAAAGACGTTTGATACAGCTGAAGAGCTCGAAATATATATAAAGCAGCATGGTTTGGAATACGAGGAACAGAAGCAACTAACTTTATTTTAAGGAGATGTATACAATGAAAATCAAAGTTAAAAAAACAATGACGCTAAGTGAATTAATTGAATGGGCTTGGGAAAACCCAGAACTATCAAATAATAAAAAATTTTTTGCTAGAAGTAATTACCTCTCAGGTTCTGTTAAATTTTTTCCTGGTTTAAGTAGAACTATCACAACTAACAATATAATGTTTGATGATGAAGTCGAAGTTGAAGAGGAAATCACAGAAGAGACTAAGTTTGATAGGTTGTTTGAAGTATTCGAGGTCTCAGAAGGAGAATATAATCCTACATCAAATAGGAATACTAGTATAAACGAAAGTTTAAATGACGACAGATGTTTCCCTATCAAAGCGTTCTATATCTTAAACGACGACCTAACTATGACGTTAATCTGGAAAGATGGGAGATTGGTAGAATGAACTACGAAACAGGGTTCCAACTAGGTGTAATGGAAGCTAGGTTGAAGGATATGAGAAATCAACGTGATGCGTACAAGAAGCAACGTGATGAGCTTATCGTGGATATAGGTAAGTTAAGGGAACGTAACAAAGATCTAGAGAAGAAAGAGAGCGCATGGGATAGATATTGCAAGAGCGTTGAAAAAGATTTAATAAACGAATTCGGCAACGATGATCAAAGAGTTAAATTTGGAATGGAATTAAACAATAAAATTTTTATGGAGGACGACACTAATGAGTAACCGCGAACAAATCGAACAATCCGTTATCAGTGCTAGTGCGTATAACGGTAATGATACAGAGGGATTGTTAAAAGAAATCGAGGACGTGTATAAGAAAGCGCGAGCGTTTGATAATATTTGCGAGGCTATTAATGCGCAATGGGTTGAGTATCCAGAAGACTGGGCGTCAGAGGTTTTGAGAGAAGTAAGAGAGCTTGAATATGAGGAGGATCAGGAAAATGAAAATCATTGAATCGATGAAGAAATTAAAAGAAAAAGGATACAAAGAAAATGAAGATAAAGCTATTTTTAATTTAGCTGATGGTACGCTAGAAATTTACATCGACCAAGACGAAAAAACAATAATTACAGAATTCCATGATTTAAAGGTATTCGTGTCAGAAGATTTAAAAGATAAAAGTATGGAGAGCGTTATGTATGAATTGGCTGGAATTGATGAGGAGGACAAGGAAAATGACTAACATCCTACAAGTAAAGCTATTATCAGAAAACGCTAGAATGCCAGAACGAAATCATAAGACGGATGCAGGTTATGACATATTCTCAGCTGAAACTGTCGTACTTGAGCCACAAGAAAAGGCAGTGATCAAAACAGATGTAGCTGTAAGCATTCCAAAGGGCTATGTCGGACTATTAACTAGCCGTAGTGGTGTAAGTAGTAAAACACATTTAGTGATTGAAACAGGCAAGATAGATGCGGGAAATCAAGGTAATCTAGGTATTAATATAAAGAATGATGCAGAAAATACGTACACGTCAGACAACTCGTTGGTAGTAGGTTTTGGTCTTTTAAATGTAAAAGGTCAAGCAACAGAAGATTTATATCAGTTGCCTAACACTTACGGTATCAGCAAAGGCGACAAACTAGCTCAATTGGTTGTTGTGCCTATATGGACACCTGAACTAAAGCAAGTGGAGGAATTCGAGAGTGTTTCAGAACGTAGAGCAAAAGGCTTCGGAAGTAGCGGAGTGTAAAGACATATTAGATCGAGTCAAGGAGGTTTTGGGGAAGTGACAATAAACAAATTAAAAAATATGCTCACGAATATTGGTTTGAATGTAGAAAGTGAGAAGTTATCCAAAGTT